GTGGATGTGCGGCAGCCGGTCAACGTTCGTCTTGATCGAGTCGCACCATGAGTTCCATGTGTCGGCAGCCCGCAGGACGCGTCGCTGCTCGTCGTACGTGAGTCCAGACAACCAGTCATCCCCTTCATCGGGCGCGAGCGAACTACCTGTGTAGACGGTCACGCGGTTGATGTCCTCGGTCCACCCGAGATACGTGCCGGAGAACTGCCGTTCGATGTCGGCGATCCCCGAGAACCGCCGGATGTCGGCGTTGAACGTCGACACGATTTCGGTTGGCGAGCACGCGAACACGACGTGGTCGTACACGCTCGGCGTCAGGAAGTAGAGCGGCACGGCCGGCGGTGGGTTGCGGTCGCCCGGGTGCTTCGTCGGGGACGCGTTCCACGCGTCGATCGCGGACGGGTAGCAACTCGCCACGGCGAAACAGTCGCGCACGAACTTCAGGCAGTAGCCCGACCCCTCCGGCATCGTCGTGCCCACGCGCCCGCGTGCGTAGTCGATCGCGGCCTGCCCTGTGCGAGTCACGTCAGCACCGCTCAGAGATCGGGATGCGGTCGACCGTGAACTGGCCGATGACCTCGACGTCGGTCTGCTTGAGGATCCGCAGGAAGTCGGCGACTTCGTCGGGTCCGTCGAGATACCGGCGGCTGATGCCGTCCGTCACGTACACCTGCGGCGTATCGGCTCCGCGAACGACGACCATTTCCGTACCTCCTACTGGCAGCGCGGCGGGCGGGACGAGCTCGCTCGTCCAGACCGTCACGCGGTTGATGTCCTCGGTCCACCCGAGATACGTGCCCGAGAATTGGCGTTCGATGTCGGCGATCCCGGAGAACTGGCGGATGTCCGCGTTGAACGTGCTGATGATCTCCGTCGTCGAGACGCCGAACACGACGTGGTCGTAGACGCTCGGCGTGAGGAAGTAGAGCGGCACGGCGGGTGGTGGGTTCCGGTCCCCGGGGTGCTGCGTGGGGGACGCGTTCCACGCGTCGATCGCTGATCCGTAGCACGAGCCGACCGCGAAACAGTCGCGCACGAACTTCAGGCAGTACCCGGACCCCTCCGGCATGGTGCCGCCCACGCGCCCGCGCGCGTAGTCGATCGCTGCCTGCCCGGTCCGGGTCATGTCGTTGTTCCGTCGCCGTCGCCCGCTGGGACGACATCGAACGGGATCGGCTGCCCGCACGACCCGCATGTGATCGAACCCAGGGGCGCGTCGTCGGAGTACCACACTTCGATGTCGACGCCGAGAGCGGGACACGTCGGCGTGACGCACGCGACGACGATCGACGACCACGCGTCAAGGGGTGCGACGGCGACGGCGGCGACCGCGACGGCGGGTCCGGCATCGGCTGGTCCGGCGACCGCGAGCAGGTGACACGCGATCGTCTGCGCGGCGGTCGTGTTCAGGTTCCGGATCGTCATGGTGACGCTGGACGCCGACGGCGACCGACCAGGGGTCGCGATCACACCCTGTGACGTGCTCGCGTTGCCGAAGCACCAGGGGGGCGAGAGGAATCGCCCGATCGGGAACGTGAACGCGGCCGATGCCGTGCCCCCGAGCGGGACGGACACGCCTGCCGACGACGCCGACCAGATCGAGTTGTCGACATCCGCCGCGAGTGCCGCAATCGCGTCGTCGCCGTCCACGACGAGATCGGTCCCCACCGGGTAGCGGAAACCCTTCTCCGTTGTTCCCATGCGTGCTCACCCCTCCGTTGGCGCGGCGACGCCGCGTAGGTCGTTCCATGTGATCTCCGGACTCCAGTCGTCCCAGATCCACGCGGGATCGAGTTCGTCCCACGCGGCGGACTGTCCGAGCCCGGTCGCGGCGGACACCGTCAGGTCGAGCACCCAACGTCCGCTCACGAACCGGTACGTGCCGCCCTCCAGGTAGACACCGGCGGATGCCCCGGCGGGTGACCACGGCGGCAGGTCACCCAGGACGACGGGTGCGCCGATCCGTGACGTGCCGTCGAGCATGTCGAGCAGCAACGCGACGCCGACCTCCCCGGCGGGGATCTCGTCGTCGTCGAGCGTGAGCCCGTCCGCCCTCCAGTCCGTCGCGGACGTGCGCCCGAGAATGCGCCCGGCGACGTCACGCGCGTCATCTTCGGCTTGGAGCTGGGTGGACACCTGGACGCGCCGCGTGCCGTAGGACGTCTCCAGTTCGGCGTCGACGACCTGCACGGTCGCGTCGGTGGTGGTCGGCAGGCCTTCGTCGTCGACGCCCTGGACGAGCCACCCGACCGCGACCCGGGTCACGACGTCGGCGACGGTCTGCGTCCATGTGACGGGGTCGCGCAGGATCTGGCACGCGGACAGGTCGAACCCGGAATCGGGGTCTGTCGGAATGACGATGATCTCGCGGGTCTGCACGGTCGTCTGCGTCGACGTCGACGCGTGCGCCGCGCCGGTCCATGCGTACACGATCGCGTCCGTGTCGAGCGTGTCGCCGTCGAAGTACGGTCCCGTGTACGGGGTCGGGCTGACGACGATGATCACCCGGTCGACGTAGAACGGCACGCCCGCCTGATACGGAGCCCGGGTCAGGAGTTGCAAGCCGATCAGGTCGCCTGTCGTTGCCGACTGGACGGTGGTCGTCGACGTCTCCCATGCGCCGGTCCCGGTGAGCAGGATCCCGCCGAGCGCCCCGCCGGCCGACGTGCGGCCGGTCATGTTGAGCGGGTACCCGGCGGGAGCCTTCCAGCGGATGATCGCCGTCATCCACTGCCCGGCCTGGATGACCGGGTTCGGGTCGAACCTCCAGTAGAACCCGGTCGTCGATCCGATGAACGGCAGGCACGCGATCGCGCGTGCGCCCGTGTCGTGCTCGACGACCGTCGACCAGCGGAACGAGTAAGCCGCGTTGTACGCGGCAATGCCGACGACGGCCGGAGCACGCTGCACGCTGGTCGACGCGTTCGCCGTGCCGGACCATGCGTGCGTCAGGTCGGGCGTCGCCGGGCTCGACCCGTCGAAGTACGGCATAGCCGATGGGAGCAGGCCGGTCCCCATGGCGGTTTCGATGAGCAGACCGGTCCCGTCGAGCGTGTTCCCGACCGCCCACAGGGTGCCCGAGTCAACGTCGGACACGATCGACGCGCGCGCCGCCGTCGCGGGCGCGACCCCCGCCGCGATGAACCGGTGCCATGTCCCGGCGGGCAGGGTGACGCTCGGGCTCGACGCCGCCGGGCCGACGTAGTTCCCGGCGGCGTCGCGCCAGTAGACCGTCATCTGCGCGACCTTGCCGCCGACGCTCGACCGGACGTAGGACGAGAACACGTAGGGCTGACCGGCGACCACGGGCATCCCGCCCGTCGCGTCGACGGTCGTCGTGTTCCCGGGTGCGGCGTGCAGAAACCCGGTGTCGCCGTTGCTCACGGGTGCGGCGGTCCACGTCTTCCGGATGTAGGTCTGAAGTTGCGGCGTCGGCCCGTCCGATGCGCCCGTGATGAGGGTCGTCGTGCCCGTGCCGCCGCTGCCGAACCAGCGCGCCGCCCACCGGGCCTGTCCGGCGGTCGTCTGGTTGACGGTCGCGGCGGGGTCGGTCGCGAGGTTGGTCCGCATGGTCGTCACGGCACCGGCCGTCTCGGCGTCCGGGTTCGTCGCGAGGTTCGTCGCGACGATCGTCGCTGGTGGTCCGTCGAGCTGGAACAGGCGGAGCAGCGACGCACGCTGCGACGGGTCCTCCAGTTCCAGGTACGCGCCGATCGACTGGTGCACGGCGGGCCACAGGACACCGTCGACCGATGTCGCGATCTCGTGCAGTAGGCCCGTCGCGCCCTGCGCGTCGACGTCCCGGTACGACAACAGGATGACGTCGAGCGTGTCGGCGATGTCGATCGTCACGGGCAGACCGGCGATCTCCAGGATGCGGTGCGTGCGCTCGTCGACGGACTCCACCGGCCACGGCTCGTCGGCGATCGTGCGGTTTTGGAGATCGGCCGTGAACCCGACCGCCGTGACCTTGATGATCGGTCCCCCGGCGGCGTCGTCCCACGCGGCGGACATGTGATCCGCCCGGAGAACACGAGCACGGATCGCCCGGTGCCGGTGCCGGGTGCGTAGATCGTGACGTCGTCGACGTACACGGTCCCGAACTCGTCCCACTGCAGGGTCGGCTCGACGCCGTCCCAGGTGAGATCGCTCGGCATCTGGTCCCACGCGGGACCGACCGGGTTCACGACCACCAGCATCCCGAGCCACGCGCCCGCGACCTGGGTCGTCGCCTCGATGGTGACGACCTGCCATGCGCCGTTGCCGGGAACGACGTCCGCCGCCGGGAGGACGGTCGCGGCGGACACGTACGGTCCGGTGAACCGCACGGGGTGCACCGTGACCGTGGCGGACACCGGGATGAGCAGCGCGACCGACGCGCTCCAGTTCTGCCCCGGGGACGTGGCGGGGATCTGGTCCCACGCGTCCGGGTTCTCCCCGGGCGCGGAGAACGGCGCGGGCGCGAGCAGCACAGACCCACCGGCGGCGGTGTCCGGCTTAACGGCGAGCGACCAGTCACCGGAGTGTGCGCGGGTCGTCGAGCGCGTCGCGGTCGCGGCGGTCGCCGCCCACGCGTCGACGTCGGGCAACTCGAACCCGGGGTTGAGGAACGTCGGCACGGTCGGGTCGGGGAACGTGTCCCCGGTCGCGACGACGTCCACCCGGCGACCGGTGCGGTACACGCTGGTGAACACCGTGCCGCCTGCGGCGTCCATGACGTCGAACGTGCACGTGTCCGCCGCAGGTTGGCTCATCGTGTCGGAGCGACCCCACGCCACCGTCAGGTTCTCCAGGATGATCGGACTCGCCAGGTCGTCGCCGGGCGAGCCGTCCGCCGCGCGGACGCCGTCGACGTAGACCGTGCACCGCACGCCGGTCGTCACGCGATCACGACCCCGCCGCGTCGACGGTCGTCCGTGGTCAGGATCTGGCGGATCTGGCGGGCCACGGCCACCGGGTCGAGCGCGCCCTGCACGACGATCTGCGGTGCGCCGCGTGAGCTCGACGCCGACGCCGAGAGCGACGGTGCGCCGAACGTGGACAGACCGGCCGTCCCCGAGAACGCCGTGCCGGTCGAGCGGGACGCCGCCGCCGCCGGTGCGGAGAACAGCCCGCCGATCGCGTTGCCGATCGACCCGAGCACGTCGGGGATCTTGATCCTGCCCAGCCACTCGATCACGCGTTTGATCGCCGACACGACGTTGTCGAACGCGTCACGGATCGCGTTCACCGGTCGCAGGATCGCGGCGAGCGCGTCGCCGGCAGTGCGTTGCAGCCAGTCCCACACCGCCCCGACGGCAGCCTTGATCCCCTGGAAGATGCTCACGTAGATGTTGATGTAGGTCCGCGCGAGCGCGACCACGGCGTTCCACATGGTCGACGCGGCGGCGACGATCCAGTTCCACACGGCGGCGGCGGCAGCCTTGATCCCGTTCCAGATCGCCACGTACACCGCGACGTACGCCCTGCCGATCGACACGATGAAGTTCCACGCCGCCTTGACCGCGTTCACGATCCAGTCCCACGCGACGGCGGCAGCGTTGCGGATCGCGTCCCACGCGCCGATCACCGCTTCCCGGAACGCCTCATTCTTGGTCCACAGGAGCGCGATCGCGGCGATGATCGCGATGATCGCGATGACGACGAGCCCGAGCGGGTTCGCGGCCATTGCCGCGTTGAGCACCCACTGCACGGCTGCCCACGCCTTGGTCGCCGCCGTGATGATCGCTTGCACGGCGGCGTAGGCCTTCAGGGCGACGTTCACGACGAGAATCGCCGACGCGATCGCGGCGATCGCACCGCCGAGCACCAGGAACAGCGTGGTGTTCCTGCCGACCCACTCGGCGACCCCGGCCAGTGACCCGCCGAGACGCGTCATGAGGGGGAGCAGCGCGCCGCCGATCGCCTCCTGCGCCTCACCCATCTGGATCTGGAAGCCTTTCCACTTCCCGGCGGCGCTATTGGCGGCGGCGGCGGCGGCACCACCCGTGGTGCGCGCGAGCTCGGCCATGATCGCGTCCATGTCGCCGGACGCCAGAATGGCTTTGTCCATGCCGGGGACCAGTTTTCCGAGCGACGTGGTCTGCCCCGCGTACGCCTTCGCGAGCGCCGCAGACACGCTCTCGACGTCCTTGCCGGTCGCCGCCGAGACGTCGAGCGCGACGCCCATCGCCTTCTGGGATTCCGCCGTGTCACCCGTGGCGCGCGCGAGCGTGGCGAGCGCGGGCCGCAGTTCGTCGTCGGCGACGGCCGCACTCTTGCTGGTCTTGCTGATCCACTCTTCGGTCGCCGCGATCTGACTCTTTGTCGCCCCGGTGGAGTTGCGCAGCGCGACCGCGAGTTGGTCGGCGGACGCCTGATCCTCGGCGGCGGCTTTCGCTGCGGAGATCCCCGCCGCCGCCAGGACGCCGAGCGCTGCCGCCGCCGGAACGGCTGCCTTGCTGACACCCGCCTGGAACTTGTCCGCCGACCCGGCGGTGTCGTCGAGAGCCTTCTGCGCTTCCTTCGC